CAACCCCTTCACCATTTAGTGTATTGAGTTCACTTAGTACTGTTGAGTTACCAGTTACAGTTTGCTTACACCATTCACGTTTCAACATACCCATAACGGATTTGAGACGCGCTTCAGCAATACGGATGATAGCACGACTACCCTTATTACTAAGTTGTTCTTTCTCAGTAATAACTACAGGAGCCACAAAATCACACCAGTCAAAAGAAGCAGTGCGAAGTGCATCTTTAACGGCTAGATTAACGCTTTCATAACCAGTTGCTAATTGTGTAATATTAGAATGTTCAGCAAGAATTACAGGATGGTCTACTTTTTGACCACCGTCTACCATCTCGACATTACCGGCTCTTTGAACTGCTTCAAGTAGCGGTATAGTACGAAATGTGTTGTCAACCTCTCGATCACGCAAAATACGTAGGGTCGACGCCAGAATATCATATTGGATACCCATATCGTTCACCATAAAATAAGATTATATTTTTGTATTGCGCGTGTCCGTGTTCGGGGCGGTGCCGTCAGCGTATCCTTTAGAGGGTCTTATGGCACACTAATTTAATACACAAATTATTTCTTTTGTGCAAGTAAATACTCATATATATCTGATGCAGACATTTTTGTACCTTCGGGAGGTGCGGTCATACCCGACTTTTTGCCACTACCAATACGTGCGGCTACCTGTCGATTTATTTCCTTGCGCTGTTTTTGTTGCTGTTGTTGTTGCAGTGCGCTTTGCTTTGCTCTCTTACCTGATACTATCCAATAACCTTGTTCTAAATTGAGGCTATCATCTGCTTTTAACAACTCATAAACTTCTTTTCGTAAGCCTTCATCTGTGCGCAATTCTGGATGCTCATTCATAAAGTCATCTACCTTGCGATTCGATTGTGCTTTCATTTGCTCTTGATACATAGGTTCTAATACAGCCTGCAGTTTCTGAGCAACAAGTGAGTTGATATAGTTTTCCATACTCTTGTTATCGAAAGGATCAAACTCTTGTCCTTCTGCTGCTGCTGCTTGAGCCTGTGACTGCAACGCTTTAAAGGCATCAGATGTAGTAAGACTAGATTGTAAATCTTCTACTTTCCTACGCTCTTGAGATAGTGCTTGCATCTTACGAGTATAATCAGCACGTAGAGAACCCATTGCTCTTTGAACTGATTCAGGCATAGAACTATAAACGCTGTCCCAACTTTCACCTTCTTGCAAGGTTACATTCTCGTACGATTTATTTTGTTCTTCCTTTTTGTTCTGCCAATTTTGCTCTTGATGTTCTTTTTTCTTTTCGTGATGCTTGAGTATAGCCTCAACACGTTGTTCATACTCATCTTGTATTGGTGGAGCACCGGATGATGCTTCTATATTCTCTGCTAGTGTTGGGGCTTCTGCTTGCTCTGCTGCTTCTACAGTACCGCTATTTGTAGTTTCTTCAGACATTTATTCTCCTATAGTCCACGACTTTTAAAAAGTTTTTCTAGTTCTTCTCTTTCCTTTTTCTTTCTTTCTTCTTCCTTTTTCTTTCTTTCTTCTTCTTCTTCTCTTTTCTTTCTATATTCAATATCTACTTTTGTTAGTTTTGGTGATTCATCAACCTCTTCCAAAGGTTGTTTTTTATCTACCATTTTAGTTTCTTTAGTAAAAGAATCAAAAGCAGGTTCTATATTATATGACGAAGGCGGAGGAAATTTGGAAGGATAGTATGCGTCAGGAAGCGGCTTCCATTCCCATCCTTTCATTCCACGCGGCCTTTCTGGTTCAAACTTTTCCTCATAATAATCAAGAACTGCCTGAGCTTCTGGACTAAGATTTATGTCCTCCCAATACTCCCAATCATTAGTAAATGTCCAATTTTCCATATTTAATTTTTCTTGGCCTACAGGATCATTAAGTCTTATATTTGCCCACGCAGCACCTTTTGGGTCTATAACGCTTAGTTTTAAAAGAAGATCTTTTTGATCTGATGGTTCTAGTTCAGCAAGTTTTTTTCCAAACATTTCTTTTTCAAAAGATTTAACTTGATGCCTTGCATCATTTCTATATTTAATTGTTGATGGGGTAACATAATCTCTTCCAAATGGGGTAACTTTAGCAGGAAATTCTTCTACTGATAATTGCTCAATAGCAAAATCTTGTGGATTACCTACACCGTATTCTTTTTCAACCAAGCGCATTGCTTGTTTGTCACCTTGCGCTGCTTTTTCCATAACGTCCATTGGTACTGGCATTACATTCTCCCTGCAAACATAGCATCCATATCTTCTGGCATAGGCTCTTCTACTACCACTTCTTCTTCAACAACTTCTTCGTCACCCATTATAGTATTGCTTTCCAAGAACTTTTTAAATGTTTTGTCTTTGGCTAGGTTACGTAGTTGTCCAGCGACCATTGCTAATGAACGGTCATCGACTATAGACTGCATATCTAATTCAAAATCAACACCAGCATCAGCGGCAGCAGTAGCAACCATATCTAATGAAGTAACAAACTCTTCTGGAAAGATTGTTATATCTTCTTCGAACTCTGGATAACTTTGTTGGAACAATTCCAGGACAGCATTTAGTTCTTTAACCAAACGGTTCAATGCGTTTTTTGTAAACTTGCCCTCTGGTACAATCATAGTTGCTTCTCTAAGGACATCTTGTTCTGCACCAACTTCTTGGGCTTGTGCTAGTAAATCAGTGGGGATACTCATTTTATTCTCCTGTTATGGCCTTTGCTGCTTCAGCAAAAGAACCAGTTTGTTTTTTAACTCTTTGAAATGTTTCTACTTTCTTATCGTGTTCAGCGCCGTCATTGTAAACAACCTGTTGGTGATCGTCTAGTTCCTTTTGTGATACTGGGCGCAGGTTTTTTTCTTTCATAACCTTTTCGCGATGCATACTATTTTCAATATACATACCCAAACCGCGATCAAAGTAACCATTTGAATCACCCCAGCGGTTGACAGTTTTTGCAAACAAAGATATACCACGCAACAATTTTCCTTCACATACTTCGCATACCATATCATCTGCTTCATCAAAATCACATATGTGTTGTTGATCTAAGTTACATTCAGTACATCGATAGTCATATATTGGCATAGTTCTCTACGGTAAAAACTGTTGTATGTCTTGCGGTGACGGTTGACCCTGCATACCAGCAGATGTTGTTTGTTGTTCTTGTGCTGGTGCTGGTTGTTCTTGCTGAGGTTGCTGTGCTGCACCTTCTAAAGCCTCTAAGAACGATTGTGGTAAATCCATCATACGCACTAAGTGTTGTAGTATTTCTGGAAGAGGAACCCCCAGTTCAACCAGTGTTGGCATAACGGCTAGAAACTCTTGTTTCTTAACGGCTTCTGATACTGGAGTAGCACCACTATCATTTGCATAAAATCTAAAGTCACCTGTTATATCTTCAACATTTATTGTCTTAGGCATACCATTAATAATAATAACATCACCATCATCTTTGATATACAACTTCATTATTGAGATATATACTTCAGCAATGTATTCAATAGCACTGTCTCGCTCTCTGGCCAAACGTCCTATTTCAGAAGAAGAATATGCAGCAAGAGCAGTTATCTCTGTAGCGGTTGCCCGTGAGGATTCACCTCTTGTAAACGGAGCTAGTACAGAACCGCGCTCGAAATCATCTTGAACCTGCTGCACATAACGTTCAAGTTCGGCAGGTACTGGAGTATGTGGCACGGGAGATATAGACCCTGATAAAGTCTGTCCTTGGCTTAGTTCTACCTCGATAAACTCCCCATCTACCCCTTGAGATAATTTTGACATTGCCTCCGCATCAAAAACACCAGCCTCTACCACCCACTGTCTCGCAGCTCTACGAACCATCGAAGCCTGATAGGTACGTAGTATGTTCACTTCCTGAACTTGATCGTATACTCTACGTAAAGCGGAATAACCACGCATAGGCACATCTGGCTGCCTACTGTAATACAACGGTATAATGGGGCTTATCGGATGCCCCGACGCATCTTTAAATGGTATTTCACTATACTTAACTTCTTTTATTTCGTCTGTTCCTTCTGGCACCAAAATACCATCATACAAGTATTTATCTCCATCTTGGTAGTCAGGGGACCAGACCATCATCTTGTCATTTACTAGGTCGTAAAACTCTATAATCTCAACGTATTGAAACTCAGGTTCACTATCTTCTAGACCTTGTTTGTTGTAACCATCATCTTCATCTACTCTATCAAGAAAACGTATAAGCGGATGAGCACTAAATTTCTTTGGCCCGTATTTATCTCTGGCTTCTTTAAGCGTCAAATAATAACGATGTCCAATAAACTTTTGATCTCTCCATCCTGTTGCATCTGTATCAACAATTATATCCCAAGGGGCTACGGCGCATATAGTAACTCTTTGAAAGGGGTCTGGGTGATCATTGGGTATTAACTTTAAATAAGCATTGGGGTAGATAAGTGCTAAACGAGAAGCATCTTCTAACTGTGTCCGTATGTTATCCAAAAAGTTATTGCATAGTGTTTGAACTATTTGGGCATTGCCCTCACCACGTACATCACTCTGTACTACAACGGAAGGGGAGCGGGCAAACAGCGAAGC